TTATGATATCACTTGTTGCTGGATATACTTTTCTTACAATTGCCTCATAGTCCTGTGCGGTTACTGCACGCTCCTGTGTGCCATATGCCTTTGGAGCAGTGTATTTTATCTTTTCTGTACTTTCTATGTCTTCACCGCCCGAAGATGGGGTAACTGCAGTAACATTAACTTCAAAACCATTAGGAGTTACACCATTTGGATTCTCAAGTACACCAGAAAATAAGAATGACTTGACACCATTACTTTCAGGACCTGTTGTTAATAAGTATGATACTTCTATACGTGTGTTGTTCTCTATTTTCTTACCTAGAACTCCATCACCCATCAATATCTCATATCTTTCATCTTCTATCTCATCTATAAAAAATACTTTTGACTCACCATCAACACCTAATATATTATCTGCAAGTAGATAAGGTTCATTGAAAGAACCACCGCCAGGATAAACCTTTACTCTAATTGTGTTAGTGTCAATGTTACTGTTATCTAAAATAAATCTTTGTGACTTACGTGCTGTGCTTTTAGTGAAAGTATTGATTACTTGTGTTCCTTCTTTGATTGCTACATTAGTAAATGTTGCAACATTGTTAACTACTTGCCCTGTTACGTTTTCTAATGTAACATACTGATACTGATTATTGTCATATATTGTTGTAAATCCTGTTCCCTTCTGTAAAACTAACTCTGTATCAGTTGTTGGATTAGCATAAGTCACAGTAAATGAAATATATGCAGTAGGAGCTGTAGCACTTTTAGGTCTATACCCTAGTTGCTTTGCAATTGCTACTACATTGTCTCTCAACGTTGCTGAATCAATGAATAGTTCATTGACTACCATATTGGTATTGAACGCTGTATAGTAGGTATTATAAGCAAGTGTATCAATAAGTACTGCTAATGCACTTCCCTCAAAATCATAGTCGGTAAAATCCGACTGTGACCTCAAATACTCTTTAAGTTGAGTTTTGATGTCAGCAAAGTCTAAATTGGCAACCTGTGCGTATGGCATTATCTTGTTCGTGATAAGAAGAATTCTACTGCCACTGCTGAATCTCGTCTCCCTATAATACTATACTCAAGTTCTACGTTATATCCGTTATTATCATAATCAACAAAAGTACGGATCTTCTGTACTTGAATCCTAGGTTCGTAAGCAAGCAAACAATTTTGTATCCCTGCTTTTATATTTGCAGAAGAAGCATAGTCTAAAGGTTCAAATAAAATTTCATGTAAACCACTACCCAACCTAGGTTGAAACGGTCTCTCTCCTCTTTTTGTAAGAAGAAGTCCTTTTATAGATTGTGTAATTGCAGCCTTATCCTTCACCGTTACTATATCGTCAGTAACAGGGTGTTTTTTAAATGTAACACTAAAATCTTTAAATTTACCAGGATTCGGCATTTAAACACAGCATTGGCTGCTTTTATTTATCCACCTTTTCTGAACTTAGTGCACTCGTCAAGGAATTCCTTCTTTCTCTTCATCTCAAACAATTCTCTTTCGTCATTCTTCTCAATTTTATCTAACCACTCTTGTGCATCATACTCAGAGATAAGTTTCTTACCACTTTTCTTAAATTCTTCAGATTTGTCTACTTTAATTACCATTTGTTTTCTCCTTAGGTGTTTCCCAGAAATAATCATCGGTATCTCCTAACCGCCCCCACTCAGTCCCATTCTCGACCTGATACTCTATGGTAGAAACCTTAAAGTCTGGTGTCTTCGGTTCTTGAGGAGTGATAGAGAGGTCATACAGACGCATCCTATTGTTAGGATACAATGCATACTGTCCATTCTCTAGTTGGATACAATTATGACTCTTATGCTCTTGTGGCACTTCGCTTACATTATTATCTATCACATCTATATTCGCATGGTAGTTATCAAGAGTAAAAATATATTGCCCTTTCATCAGACCATGGTCTCTTGTCCGTATCTCCGCATCCATAGAAGATATGAAACCTTTATTAATAGCCATCACACCATAATCCATACAATTCCAAAATTGTAGATTCTCTAGACTCATATCGGGCGTCGGCGTTTTCGGTGCTCGGAGAAACGCACTTATAGGAAGTTTATCATACATCGCCCCATACTCAGGTAGGTACGTCTCAAAATAAAAAGCACGACCAGGTATACTCTTACAAGCAACCCAGACGCCCTCGACAAACTCACCAAATCCACTTTGATGGTCAGTAAGATATTCTTTACGTACCCACACCTTCTCAGAAGGCAAATTACATATCAAATTCATTTGTGATGAAATACCTCAACATATGCTTGACATTTTGGACAAGTGAAGTTAGACCAGAAGTCATACTCAGACTCATCGCCATCATTCAACTCATCCATGGAGTTATCACCACCCCAAATCAATTCAGTATTACAGTGCCAACAGTTCATTTTATCACCATAGGGTCATCGTACATTCTAGGATAGTATTCTCTCAAGAGATCTAACTTGGTCTTATTCTTAATCATAATATCAACGGTTTTTCCAAACCATGCATCTAAAGAATCTGACATACGTCGATATCCTGTACCAACATAGATTTGTCCTGCAATGACTCCAACAGTCGCTGCACCCCAGAACAGATAGTAGTATGAAGACTTAAACTGACTTCTCACTTTCGTAATATAGTTCTTCTTCATCTACCCTGACCTCTATATCTCTTTCTCGCACTGTTTCTGCTAGTCGCAGAATACTTTGAATGCTTCCCACGTCCTTGACGTGTTTTCTTGGGAGTTGCTTCAATAGTAACTGAAGAACCCCAACCACCTTTTGCTTTTGCCATAAATTATCATTATTCCTCTGTAGGAGGAGCTACTTGTGTTTGTATGTATATTCTATCAGAAACGAATGGAGATTTCAAGCTTCTGGGTTGAGTTCCACCAGTAATGACACATTTGTCACCACCGATAAGTGGAAACTGCCCTGCTATCTTGACTTTCCTATTCACAGACTTTAACATAGTCCTAGTTAATGGTGCACATTCAACAGAAGGTTTTGCTGGATTCAAATCAACAGGTGCAACTGCTGATGCTATACTACCCTCAACATACATGTTGAAAGGTACATTTTCTATCACAACCCTAGTTGCAGTAGAAGGAACAAAACCAACACCTAGAGTCTGTGCAACATACTTACATTCCACAAACTCTATGGATTCTTCGTCTGTAGTTTGAGGTCCTACAATCAGACCATCTGTACCACCAGGATTTGCCATTACTCTTCTCGACAGTTACAGATATTTAGGTAGACTTCCATCTTCTCATATACTGGTTTGACATTTGCCTCAGACTTCCGAGACTTCCATAACTGTTGTACAATAACTTTAAGTTCTTCTTTAGATACGTCAATAAGCATTTTCAGATCCACCAATCTTTGCTAACATCTTAGTGCAGAATTCATACATCTGTTGATGTACCGATATATCTCTAGATGCATATGAAGGTGTGTCGATATATTTTGAATCCTTCAGAGGATTTTCATCAAACCATGCATCATAAGGTAATTTGTCTGGTGCTTTATAACTCATGTGTTAGAGATCCTAGTTTTCTTACGTAATCTAATCCAGACTCATTAGTGCATCTGTCGATGCAATTCGGATGATCATGGATATAAGGAACGTCTTCCTTTGCATGTTGTACAGCATCAAATGAACTGTCTGCATACTCGCAGATTTCAAAGTGATGGTTTTCGTTGTCGTGATAACCTATTGAATAGTGTTGCATTACACTGCCCTCGCTACGTTTAGTAAATCTTTTTTGATTCCTTCGACATTATTGTGAAGATAGTCGAGTGTCTGAGCGACAGTCTCGTATTCCTCACTCGTTGGTCGCTTGTACATCAATGACGGATTCGCCAGTTTCTCCAAAGTCCTCTCTAGGGTGTTTAATTTCTCGGACTGCCATAGGAGTGTCTCCTCCAATTCGTTCAATCTCTTTGATAACTCTTCCATTGTTTGGATCACCTCCATTATATGCTTCAGATGCCCTCTTCTCGAACTGATCACAGAAGTCATCGAAGTTATTCAGCATATCTTCGTAGTCTAATCCGTCATCTTCAAAGAATTGGTGTGCGACTTTTTTCATGTTTTTTTTACCAGGAAAATTTTTTTGAATTTTTTGTTTTTGGTTTTTCATTTTCCTATTTGTATTTATTTTTCGGTCAAGTGGATACTTTTGTAGGTTAGCGTTTTACAATTTTGCTCGGCACATCGACCCCCCATAAAAAAACCCCTCGATACTGTCGAGAGGCGGGAGGACTGTCTTAGTCCTTATCTGTGTAAGATCCGTATAGAACTCTAGTTCCGTTTAGAGCGTACGCTACGACCTCTGCTAGTCCGTACTCTTGTGCTAGATCGTAGCAGATATCCCAACACTCATCGAGAGATGTTCTTGTCTCTCTGATTGTTGTATTTGGAACTTCGATTGTGTATTCAAACATAATAATTAATAACTGATTTATACCTCTATTATAACCACACCTGAGGTAAGGTGCGAGCATTGTTAACAATAGTTAACATAAAAGAAAGGTGCTTATATGCACCTTGTCTCAAACAATGCCATTGCAGATTTTTCGATTGCAAGCATTACTCCTTCATGATCTTCAATCTGTCTGAACATTTCGTAGTCAAGTTTGTTTGCTATCATAAACTGCTCTACTGCTTCGTCCCAACATGTTTCTAAAATTGCTTCGTGATGTAGTGTTGACATAATGATTAACTGATTTATACCTCTATTATAACCACATATGCAGAGCATGTGCGAGACATGTTAACATTAAGTAACAATGTCTAGCATGTAGTCTCTGCGGTGCTTTCTCTCTGCTGCCTTGTCTTGTTCTTTCTGCTGCGGTGTTCTCTCTGTGGTGTTGACTTTAAACTCTCTCGCTTTCTTTCTGAATCTGCTGCTGTGCATGCTTGGTATGTCCTCTTGCTTAGGTGCATATAAAAGTGCTTTCGCTAACTCTGGAAATGGTGTCATGTCTAGTTTAATATTAGCACCCTTACGAATCTTGTTAATAGTTGTAAC